TCAGCAGGACAACTTGCCCACTTATCTGCACAAGCCTCTAACCATTCCATTGTGTTAGCATGAGTTGGGGCTTTACCTTCACTAATAATATTGTTTTCCCATTGTAGGTACGCAAATACTTCTGCTTGTGCTTGGGCTGCATTGATACCTAAGTCAAATAGGTAGATCATATTACCCTCATCAATTGTACCACCTCTAGGTCTAGCACTATTTAGTGCCTGTTTCATACAGGTCATAATATGATATCGTGCTTCTTCTAACTCGTAGTCAGCTTCAGTCAGTTCTTCTTTACCTATATGCTTCATAAGATTGTCATACTGGTTAGTAAAGAATGACATCTTTCTGATTGCACCTTGCACACTATTCTTAGTACCTGCTAAGTGTCCTTCTATTTCTAGTATCTCTATCTCTAGTAGTTCACGATCTAAATCATCATCACATGATTCTAGGTCACGTTCTTTCTTCTTTAATTCATTCTCTTTCTTCTTCATACCAATGTATGCTTCTTGCAATGCACCTCTAGTTCTATCTATTTCAGCTAGTGTGTGCTTTACAGATCTAATAGGCGTGATTGCAGTTACGTCCAATGTAACACCCATGAACTGTGAGTGTGACTTATGAAAGTTAGAAGTAGCTTGTGCTACTTGAGGCATCTTCTCCTGTATATTAGCTAACATTGTATTATACTCTGGCTTAACATCAGCAGGTAAATTTACTTTTAGTTCATGTGCTACTAAGTTTGTATCTGTCATGTATATTATCTCCTTTATTAGTATATGTATCCCCCCGAATGGGAATATAGATATACCATATTTTCAAGCGTTTGTCAAGTTTTATCTAAGCTATTGCAAGGAAAACATAAGTTCCAGAACTTTGATTTAAATCATTTCCTGCATTACTAGTTATAGTAAACCCTGAAGATAACGGATCTATGTAATCTGTGTTAGTTACTTGTGCTGCTGTATTCTCTAATAGTAGATAGGGATCATTACCAGAAACAATACCATTAGTTGAATCCCATATATACCAACTACCTGTTGAATCTGTTCTTTTAGCTAAAACAAATCTTGCACCACTAGTAAAACCACAATCTACATTTACATCTGATCCAGTACCAGAGTAAGTTCCTACTTTTGATACACCAGCTAGTGTGGCGAATAGATATGCTACATAAGTCTGACTACTAGTACCTACTCTACCATTAGTGCCTACTTGTATAATAGATGATGTATGATCTCCCCAAACACCTCCAGCTTGATCTGCCGTATCTTCTGTCCCAAAAGCACCATTAGTATTAATAAATCCCTGCTTAGTTTTTCCTATAGTTGAATTAAATACAGCCCAACTTTCAGCATTAGATCTATTTTTTACAAGTATTAATTCAGGTGTAACTCCTAGATTATGCGATACATTAGTTGGTGTAGCACCTGTTCCTGTGTAAGCCACTACATCAAAAAAACTAGGAGCGCGACGAAATAAATAATTTGTATAGTCAAACGAGCTTGAATTTATAGTCGCGCCATTACCTAGCATTTCTAAGAAATTATTTCCAAATGTGCCTACTGCTGTTGATTGAGTCCCTTCTGCTTCAGATGTTTCTGTACGAAGCCATTGCTCTCCACCCCTTATTCGATCTATAAAGTATTTATTATTGACTGTATCTGGCCTTGTAGAAAGTATTGTATCAACAAGAATATTTGTTGATCTATTTCCAGTACTGCCTGAACCAGTGTAACTTTCGATAGCAAAAACATTCGTACTAGCAGTTGGAGCTTTCATCAGTCCTCTACGTATTGCTACATATACATATGTTCTACTTGCTCCAAAGTTATCTTGTTTAAATCCTGTACTTGTTAAATAATATCTCCCATCTCCAGATTGAGCTTCTGCATCAGAAGTATTTGGTTCAACATAGGCTGCATCACCATCTGTTTCCCACCCTCTTATATTATCAATTATTCGCCAATCTCCAGATGTACTAGAATCTGATCTTTTAACCAATAACCATTGAGGTTCAAATCCTAAATTTATTGTTGCATCTTCGTTGCTATCTGTCGTGTAGCTACCACACTTAATTATGTCCTGATCACCTGTTTCCCCAAACCCACCATCACCGTCATTGTGTGCGAATAGGTAAGCAACATAATTCATACCACCACCATAACCACTATTTAAATTAGCCCCTACAGTAAACACAGAACTTGTTGGAGCAGTGTCATTGAAAAAACTTGATTCATCTGCTCTAGCTGCTGTAGAATTTAAAGTTAATGCATAATCTTCAGGACTAGATGAGTCTACACTTCTATGATAAACCACCCAATTTTCAGCATTATCATACGTTTTAATTATCATCATTCCTGGAACAGACCCAAGATTATGTGATATTTGTCGTGGGCTTGAACCATCTCCAGTATAAGTAACTATATCAAAAAACTTTGGTTGCTTTCTAAATGTCCATGAAACATAATCATCTCCTGACGCATTTACATCACCGCCATTACTGATTTGAAAACCATCATTATTGTAAGCTCTGAGGCCATCTGGGTCATTAAACTCTGCGCTGTTATTATTAGAGTTTAATCGTTTAGTTCCTCGTTCGGTATCAAAAAGAGTATGATCTTGCGAACCAGTTCTTTCTTTAAACCAAACAAGACCACCTTTATTAGATAAATCTATGCCATTAGATATATCGCGTGAAGTTGAGTTATCTCCAGCATAAACAAAAGTACTAAAAATATTCTCAACAAATTTACTAGGATTTATACTAGCAGGATCAGGCCAATCACCAGCCTTACTAAAACTTAATGCTTCTTGCATTGTCCACATACCAGATGCAGCACTGTCTGAAAAATTTTCTGATGGTTCTGTTGGGTTTGCTGTTATTATCCCACCAAGGTATCTTTGCGTCATTAAGATATACCTCCATGTGAGTTAGATGCTGATGCTCTTGTGTCTTCATTAGTATAACTACCCCACCAATCTCCCCAATCAGTAGCATTACCAGTAGATGCAATAGTTATGTAATCCATTACATTTGTACTAGCATCTCTAGCTCTTAAACCAAATACTGCCCGTGTACCACTTGATACACCTCCTAAATTATATCCTGTTACTGTGAGATCACCGAAATCTGTAGCGTTGCCTGTTGAAGCTATAGTGACATAATCAATTACATTTTCTGCACTTCCCGAAACACCATCTATACCTCCTGCAAACACTGCTCTGGTACTACTAGCAGAAGCAGTATTTGACCCTCTTGTGTCTGATAAATCTCCAAAATCTGTAGCGTTACCTGCACTAGCGATGGTGACATATTGAATTACATTATAAGTACCAGAAGTATCTGCTGCAAATATTGCTCTAGTTGTTCCTGATGTTGCACTCACACCTTGTTTAGCAGCTAATAGATTACCGAAATCTGTGGCGTTACCAGCAGAAGCTATAGTGATATACTCTATAGTATCTGTATTACTACTTACAACTCCTCCAGCAGCTAGACCTCTAGTACTATTGCTGGTAGACGAGATATTATCTGTAGCTGATGTAAGGTTTCCAAAATCAGTTGCTTTACCTTTAGTGCTAAAAAGAACATATTCTATAATATCTACATTAGTGCTATTATCTGCACCTTGACCGCCCATAACACCACCTCTAGTAGAAGAGGCAAAACCTCCAACCATTCTATCTCTAGGTGCGCTTAGATCGCCAAACATTGCAAGGCTTCCTGTTGTAGCAATGTCTATATAAGATATAGTTGTCTGTTCTATATTGCTTTCAGTTGAATAATCACCACCAAAAAATAATCCCATAGCAGCAGGAGCAAAGTATGATTCGTTTTGTACTGCTGGATGTTCTGCACTTGCTGCTGTTGCAACCTGCACTGTATGAGTTAAATCACCAAAATCAAGGGCGTTGCCAGTAGAGGCTATAGTAACATAATCTATAACATCTGTTGTAGCAGATGTACCACCAGCAAATATACCTCTAGTTGAGTTAGATGCACCTGCTATTCTATATCTAGCAACTGTTAAGTCTCCAAAGTCAGTTGCATTACTAGTTGAACTTATAGTCACATAATCTATAACATTTGAATTAGAGCCATCATTACCTCCTCCAGCTACTGCTCTTGTAGAAGAAGATAATTGACCAGCTTGAGACCTTTGAACAGATAAATCACCAAAATCTGTAGTGTTACCTGCTGAAGCAATGGTAATATATTGAATTTCATTAGCACTTAGTCTACCCATTGCTAATCCTCTAGTTGCACTACTTGCAACCCCATTACCAGTGCCATATGTAGCAGCGGATAAATTACCAAAATCTGTAGCATTGCCTGTTGAAGCTATGGTAATATAATCAATTACATCTGAGTTAGAACCAGTAAAACCTCCAGCAAAAGCAAGACGAACATTGTTATTCCCTATTGTGTGAACTTCTGCCCTACCTACACTTAGATTTCCAAAGTCAGATAAGTTACCACTACTAGAGAAAGCCTTATAATCTATAACGTCACTATAAACTGAAAAATTGTTTCCATATCCACCAGCAAACACGGCTCTTGTATCACTACCTCCCCCAGCAAAGTTACTTCTTGCTAGAGTAAGATCACCAAAATCTATTGCGTTACCTATGTTAGCTATTTTTATTTCTGCTACAACATTTGTAAATGCCTCTGCTCCTGTATATCCACCAGCAATTAGTGTTCTAGGTAATAAACCAACATCAACAGGCCAACCAGTTTTATACTGATACTGAGTAGATATATTCCATACGCCTGAGAATGATGGAGCCATTACGATAGTCCTCCATGTGCATCTGATCCACAAGACATACTGGTTCTTGCTACAGTAAGATCACCAAAATCTGTATCGTTTCCAGTACTAGCTATGGTAATGTAAGTTATATTATTTTTTAAATTTGACGTTCCTTCACCACCTGCAAATAAACCTCTAGTGCTATTACTTGTTCCACCAGTACCTTGTCTATTTATTCCTAAATCTCCAAAGTCTAAAGCATTGCCAGTAGAAGCTGTAGTAACGTAATCAATAACATTTGATTTACCGCCATTTTCTCCTCCTCCCATGCATATTCTTGTATTAGAAGAAACACCAGCAGCATGATATCTTGCTACTGTCATATTACCAAAATCAGTAGCGTTACCTGTTGATGCAATAGTAACATAACTTATTTCATCTGAACTAGAACCACCAAATCTAACACCTCTTGTTGGAGAAGATGCAGCTCCACCAGCATTAGGAGAAGTATTCATATCACCAAAATCAATAGCATTACCAACAGATGCTATAGTGATATAATCAATAGTTACATCTGATCCACTTTGCTGATCTCCATGAAATGTAATTCCTCTTGTTGCATTGGAACAAGCATTTGCATTATATCTTCCAACAGAAAGATCACCAAAATCAGTAGCGTTACCTGTATTTGCAATTGTAATATAGTCTAGTGTTACTGCATATGTTACACTAGCACTTATTCCTGCTCCAATAACTTGTCTTGTGCTAGATGACATAAGAGAAGGACTCACTTGTCTTGCTAAAGTCGTATCACCAAAATCAATAGCATTTCCAGTTGTAGTTATGCTTACATAATCTATTGTATTTAATCTAGTTCCAGTTGTACCTGCTGCAAATATTCCCCTATGTAATGCAGGACTAAAACTAGCAGTAGCAGCAGACAGTGGGCCATTACCATAATCATTGATAGCCCATACTTGTGCAGTATAGCTTGTACCATTTGTAAGGCCAGTTAAAGTAATAGGTGATGAAGAGCCAGTTGCACCAATAACATTAGTACCATCTGTAGCTGATACACCATAAGCAGTAATATCATCATTACCAACGTCAGAAGGTGCAGTAAATGTTACTGATACTTGAGTGTTACCAGCAGTAGCGTCACCTATAGTTGGAGCATCAGGAACGTATAGGTTATCATTGCCTATTAAACCGCCTTTGTAAGCCATTTACTGTTATCCTCAAGCGTCATCGATTTCTTCATACGAAAGAACAGCACTGAGGTCACCAGCGGCACTTGCCTGGATTTTTAAAATGTCAGACTCCATCAGGTACAATCCCATATTTTTATCTAACACAACCAACGTTGCGTCAGCAGGAACTGAAATAGTTTTAGCGAGATAGTAATCAGCGGAACTTCTGGTAATCCATACGTCAATCGACGCAGCATTTGTGCCGTCAATATTCGCTATAACCAGCGAGTTTATTTTTTGTATTTTATCGGAACCGCATGTTAAAAGCGAAACAGCGGAAGCTGCGACATCTGCATCGAAAACCGTATTAGCATAAATTGATGAGACTGCTACAATATTTGGATTTGCCATTGTTTATTTCCTGATAATTAACATTAAAGTTAGTTCCTAAGTTATTGTTATTATTAGACTATCCAAAAACCATTGCCATAGCTATTGCTTTTCCAGTGCTTGCCTTCGCATCGAGTTGAGTTTGGATTGCGCTGGTTACGCCGTTGACATAACCAAGTTCTGTCGCTGTCGTTGAAATGCCGTCAAGTTTGTTGAGTTCAGCAGCAGAAGATGTAATATCCGTACCAGAAATCTGCAACTTGGTAGCATTCACTTCGCCGCTAGAGCCGTAGATTAAAGCCTTACTATTGACAATTGTCCCTGCGCTTGAGCCATCTACTAGATTAAGTTCAGCGCCTGTTGAAGTAACAGCAGTGCCACCATAATTTAAATTAGAAGCGGCGATGTTTACTTCGCCAGTACCTTTTGGCGTAATGTCTATATCGACGTTTGAGTCACTGCCGAATGCTCCTAATACAATAGCATTCCCCGTGGCGCTGTTAGTGACTTCAAGAGCGTTTACGGCAGACGATGTTGTTTGAAACACAACCTGCTCATTACCATTTGCATCAGCTATAAAACCTGCGTCAGCAAACTTCGGTGCTGTGAGTGTTTTGTTTGACAGCGTTTGTGCAACGCTATCACCAACGAGTGTGGAACTTGTCACTGGCAGGGTAAGTGTAACATTTCCTGAGAAGTCACTATGGGCTGGAGCGACCACGGCGGCATAGTGAGCGTTTGAACTTTCACAGTAAAATCTGACGGCAGATACAGAACCGCCATTCTTTAAATCTATCAAGCCGCTTTCTATGCCTACGTTGCCATCGAGAACAACCTGACCACTGCCTTTCGGTGTCAACTTCAAGCCTATGTTTGTGTCACCACCCGTTGCAGATATTTCTGGAGGGTTGCCAGTGGCGGCATTCGTTACATCAATCTGGTTTACAGCGCTTGCTGTTTTCTGGAATATGATGAGTTCATTGCCGCTGTCATCGTTAATGCCGTGAGCATCGTCAAACTTTATATTGAAACTATTGGTATCAAGATCAGCACCTAACTCTGGCGATGTGTCTTCCACTACATTTGATATAGCTGAAGAAGTTGCAAGACCTGCGACTAATGCACTTCTCTGTATCTTTTTTAGACCGCCACCCGAAGTGTCTATTGCTAGAAGAAGATCGTCAGACGCAACCGTAGATATTTCAGAAAGTGATCCAACAGACACAGACTCAAAGTTTGTGCCGTCAGCCACCAGGATGTTATGCTGGGTGCTGTTGCTTAATTGCAAATCAGATGTCGCAAAGGAACTGCTGTCTAACGCAACCGCTTGCCATCCACTTGAAGTAAATGTCTCAAGCACATTATTGGTCGTGTTAAAATAAAGATCCCCAATTTGATTGCTGGAAGAATCAGATCTAGCTGACGGGTCTGAACTAGCTGCGCCGTGATAAACCAGACTAAATGCGGTAACTGCCGAAGCGTTGGTTGCGGTAGTGGATACCGCACTCGATATTCCCGCCACAGTTGACACGTTTGCCTGTATACCGCTCACGGTGGATATTGCGCTACTTATTCCATTCAACACGCCTATTTCGGATGACAGTCCTGCCACGGTTCCAATATTTGTTGCCAGAGGTTCGGCTACGGCAAGGTCAATATTTGTTTGATTATTTGCAGCCGCGTTAATATTCGTCGCATTGGATGCTACTTGTGATATCGCTCCGTTTATGGAGCTTACCGTTGTGATATTATCTTTATTCGTATTCACGCCTTCGATTGCGGCAAGCGAGGATGCCACCTGTGCCAGCGTTCCGTTATTAACCTGCGTAATTGTATCAGCCAGGGAAGCGCCAAGGAGCGTTGTAATAACATTGTTGCCATCACAGTAAACAATGTCTTTACCAAACGCTATTTCAACAGCAGAACCGGAAGAAGTTTTGACATAGACTTTGAACTCGTTGCCAGTTTTGTTATTGATGAAATATGTTTTCTGTGAATTAGGCACAACCACATAACGTATGTTTGTCAGTGTGCCTGTCAGTTCCAGGACAGCATGTCGCGCTTCATCGGCAACAAAGTTTGTACTGGTTAAAGTTATATTGCCTTCGCCGCTAATGTCTTTAGATAAAACACCGGCAGCAAGATCTTCAAGAAGTGTGAGGTTAACATCGGTATACTGACCCCATAGGCCATCGTTACCGCCTTCTTCCTGATTTCGTAATCTTGCAATGGTGGTCGCTGAATCTGCCATTATGTTGCCGCCACATTATCGTTAGTGATTTGTTGTCTGCCGTATCGCTTGTTGATGCCAGCCAACGCTCTTTCGTAGTACTGCATGTACATCGCCGCAGCTTCTGGATATTTCACATAAACTGCCGCGTGATTGAGCGCACAATAAAGAAGAAGCTGATAAGCATTGCTAGTGTAGAAGTTGGTTGTGTTACCGGTGTTCAAACGCGGTAATCGTTGGGTGTATCCGATCTCATATGAAAGCGCCGCAGAAGGTGAGGGCGCTATGAGGAAGCTACCGCTATCATACTCCCCAAAATATTTTGGCGTTCCTGTGGTGCTTGTGCTGCTATAAAACTCGCGAAGAAAAGTTAACTCCCTGCGCTCAAGCTGAATGATGGTACTGCCGCTTGTGATTTGAAAATACCGGATACCTCTTTCAGCAGCCGGTTTGTTTACTGTGTTATCACCTATGCTAAGTGACCCTGTCTCTTTATCAAAGAAGGCATCTTCAGTTACATCATCTGCTAACTGATCTTCAGCATTCTCTATAATCTGATTTAACTGATTGGATAATTCAGTTGTGTCATTATCCAGGTAATCAACAATGTCTGTTTTAAGAGTGGTAAAACTAGCCATTAGACATTATCCGTTCCACCGCCAGAGGTGTTTGGGAAAAGCGTTGTAATGCTAGTGACCGTTCCGACAGAAAAACCATCAGTGGGGCGAGGGTCTTTCAATGACATGGGGTCGTGAATATTTCTCGCAGGTGTTAACTGCGGATGCTTTTCTTCATATGCTTCTGGAGATACACGCAGACCTTCCCAGGTTGTTCGCAGTTTCCGATAGGGAACCCTCGCACCTGTGATGTCGCAATATCCAAATGAGTGTTTACCCGCCGCGTGTCTCAAAGCCTGTTCCCGCCAAATTCGGAGTTAAATAAAGCGATGTTCGTTCTTCATCTTCTTGTATGACGCGAAGAACTTCTTCATCGTATCGCGCTTTGTACAGCGCTGTTCTGGCGGTATCCAGGGTTGGCAGCTTTTCAGAAAGCATAAACGCTAGACCGGTTGTGACTGCCGGTAAGAACTTAACCGGTACGTCAATAGTGTTAGTATATTCACCAACGTCTTCGATCCGATTATACGCAAAATAGTTTACTTTGTATACCTTATCAGGGGTGGTGAAGAGGAAAAGAATAGGCGCATCACGCTCTCTATCAAGGTAGTATTGGGATGGCCTTGCTTCGTTACTTTTATTCGGCAGCGCTGTGTATTCACTCTGTGTCAGCCTGGAGACTGATATTTCTGATCCGGTTGTGCCGTCAGAAAATATCGTCATGTCCGATACATCCAGAATAGAACCTGCCAGTGTGTAACTGGTCGTAGACGCAACCGTATTAAAAGTTGTTTGCGCTCTTTTAAAAAGATGCAGATCCCTATTGTTTAGATCCGCGAGTAACAGGTTAAGTGAACGT